GGATTACGTTTCCAACCATGACATAAGTTCAGGTGTTAGCGAATCTGATCTTGAGGATCTGTTGAGGCAGTTGGCGACCCGTTTGGAGAACGGGGACGCCTTGTGTTCGTTGGGTAGGGCTGCTCAGAAGGCGGTTACGTTGGTTGTGCAGAACATTGAGAATCCTCACGAGCAGACTCAGCAGCAGTTGGCAGAGGTGTCGCAGTTGGTTGATTACCAGTTGAAGGCACGCGTTGACCACCTAGAAACGCAGGTCAATGTGCTATTGGACGCAGCGCAGCAGAGTGGTGAGCGTGCGTCAGCAGTAGATCACCGGGATAACTAGTGAATCATTTGGTTCCGTGCACGGCTATGAATCCGTGCCCGGAAGAAAGTTCGTTGAACATCAACGACTTCGTAGGCGAGGGGTGGGCGTTTATCGTCGGCATCTTCGTAGCGGCGTTTGTGATGCTGGCCGTAGAACAATGGCGTTTACGCCGTCGTTACAAGGCCACATACGGGCAGCGCTTAGAGGCGCTGCGCCGTGTCACACCTCGTGTCTACGATGACGAACAGCACGATGGAGGTGCGACTTGAGAAGCGTTACAGATAATACAGGCAAGTATGAGCACAACTGGATTACCCGTCTGGTTGAAGAGGTTCAACCTCGTGCGGAGGCTGTCATTGAGGCAGCAGAAGTTATTCCGCAAGAGGATGGGTCCGTTGACTTCAAGGTTGATGGCAGCGTAAGTACGTTGGCTCGCATCCAAAACGCAGACTTCGACTTGGAGTATGTGCCTTCAGGGTACACGCATCCGGTGAGTGGCGAGTTGGTTGTCCCGACGTATGAGAAAGGCGTATACAAGGGTGACCCTTGCGACCAGTACCTTTTGCGTGCTGACACTTCACAGGTGGTTGGCAACATGAGTGGCCGTTACCCCAACCGTGATGGTTACAAGCATGTGTTTGCCACGCTTGATGAACTGTTCCCTGAGACATGCAAGAGTGTGTCGGTGTATGGGAATGGTGAGCGGGTAGTGGTTGAGCAGGTGCTTGATGAGCCATTCGATTTGGGCGGTGGTGACACTATTCAGCCGTACATTTACACTCGTATGTCATTGAATGGTACGTGGAAAACGGAGATCATTCCGATTAGCCAGCGTATCTCATGTGAGAACATGCTTGGGTATGGTGGTCAGATCATTGGTGTGCGTGCCACGAAGAACCACGACAAACTTCTAACCATGCGTTCACAGGTGATAGAAATGTCGATGGCTCAGGGTCAGACGATTCAGCGTATGGCTCAAATCTTCACGGATCAGGAGTTCACGAACGGGATGTTCACCGAAATGGTGGACAGGCTGTTGCCTTACCCGGACGAGGATGCCCATGTTCGCACTCAGAACGCTGCCATTGACAAGCGCAGCGCTGTTTTCGGTGCATGGGATAAAGAGAATGCCTCAAATATGTGGGCTGCGTTCAACGCCTTTCAAGGTGGAGAGCAGCACCGCATCAACGCCAACTACAAGACCACCAGAGAAGCGCAGGAGCGTTCGTTTCTAAAGGCCCTTGATGGGAAAACTCCCATTGCGGATGCAGCCGAACGATACCTGTTTGATCTGGTGTCTGTGGGAGCAGAAGAGCCGTTCTAAGGTGCTAGAATGGTGGTCAGGCGGCGGGAGGTTTTTGCAACCTCCCCCCTCCTGCCGCCCGCAGGGGTGCGTCTGCGTAAACAACGCACAACCTCTAGTCACTTGCACATAAGGAGGTAGCATGAGTGACACCGCGCTTACCGGGAGTAGCGCCCCGCCCGTCATTACGACGGAGTACATCGGGCCACACGAGGCTCGTGATTTGCTGGAACAGGCAGCACCTAACCGCGCGATCAACGAATCGTTGGTCATCAAATATGCGTGTGCGATGCTGGACAAGGACTGGCACAACATTGGCGTACCCCTCATCGTGGATAATCGGGGGCGTTTGACAGATGGGCAGCACAGGTTGCGTGCGATTATCGAAAGCGAAACCGTTCAGCAGTTCACCGTTGCCCACGGCGTAGATGCAGAAGCGACGCTGATGGTAGTTGACACCGGTCGGAAGCGAACGGTGAGTGACATCTTGCGGATTATGACTAATGATCCTGAGAATCCTCGCCAGTTCCGATGGATTCGTTACCTGCCGTCGATAGCACGCAAGGTGATGATTTGGGAAAAGAGCGGAGACATGAATGTCAACTCGGTGTCCGCAAGAATGATAACGAATCAGCGCTTGCTTGACTTCATCTTCGCTAACCAGCACCAGTTGGAACTGGTTGCCTCTCAGGCTCTTCGGACGCAGACTCCTGCGCCGATGATTATGAGTGGTGTAGGCGCGGCTTACTATGTGTGCCGTTACTTTGGGGATGCTGCTATGGCGGATGAGTTTATCCGTGAGATTATCAAGCCGTCACAGACGGAAGGAAATGCAGCGTGGCTGCTGCGTGAACAGGCCACGAAGGATCGCCTCAGGCGAACTTGTTCGTGGACGGGTGATGGACGCGCTAGCGCTGCATACTTCATCAAAGCATTCAACCTTTACCGGTCAGGTGTCTCTAGGAAGGTACTTGTGTGGAAGAGCGTCGGCCCTACGGCTGAAGATTTTCCTACCGTTTAGGTTTCATTCGCGTGTGGGGGCGGGGCAAGTATTCCCTTCCTTGTCTCGTCCCCACACGCTCTCACACTAAGGAACGGAGATGTATATATGTGGGTTTATACTATTCATGGTTTTTATTCGGTTGTGTCTACGCCCGATGATCCGACGGTTGTGTTGGTCAGGGCGAGAGACAAAGATTCCCTAACGAACTTGGCTGCTGCACTTGTAACAGGTGAAGGTCAGGGTGAGTACACGAAAGAGACAATCTTGACCACTCCGTATCGGGACTACCCGTATCGGATGGTCATGTTGCGTGACGACTGGGTTCACTACTTGGAGATGTACGCATACAAGGATTTGGTTTATTCAAACTTCAAGCAGGCGTGTGAAGATGCGGGCATGGGCTTTCGCAAACTAGATGCGTTAGGTCATGTGTGGTACATAATGTATGACGAGTGGGCTACGCGTCCTGCTAAGGAGAAGAACGCATGGGCGTAGCACAGCACGGAGTAAACGCATACAAGTCTGGAAAATGTAGGTGCGAGAAGTGCTGTGAGGCGAACACCGCCTATCAGCAGCGACGCAAACGGAATCCGATGATAATGCCGGGGTGGGATACGCTTACTCGCCGCGAGTTGTTACAGTTCCGTAACGAAACCGCAAAGAAGGACATGAAAGCGAAACAAGAAACATCTACATGTAACCGGAAACGCAAATGACAGGTTGTAACAACCGCTAGACTTAGTACGTACTAAGTACTCCCCAGTCCTGAAGGGACTGGGGATTACTAAGTACCGTGGGAGGCAAAATGAAATATCCGATTCACAAAGATTCCGATGGGCGATGGGTCCATACGTGGGTGCGACAGTCGGCCATCAAAACCTCAGACATGTGTCTGGAGCGCTGGCGCACTAACATCTTCAACCTTGTAAGCGAACGTATCAAAGATGCGTCGGCGCTGGGTACCGTGTGCCACTCCGTTGCTGAGGACGCTCTGAACGCACGCAAGGATGGCTGGGCGGAAATGTCTCTTGAGGACATGAACGATGCGTTTGGCTACTACTGGGAGGAAATGGTTCCCACCATTGAGGTGTGGAATAACTACACCCCTGATAGCGCATACAGGGCGGGGTTGGGGAAGATAGCCAACTGGTATGACGAGGTGTTCCCACAGGTTGTTCCGGTGTTGGTTGAATATACGTTTGATGTGCCGCTCATCGACAACGATGAACGGCTCGTTCGCATGACTGGCACTGTTGATCTCGTGGAAGAGAACCGATTGTGGGATTGGAAGTTCCCCGGTCGGGACTACACGAAAGAACGCTGGCAGTACGAGCGTTGGGATGTGCAATCCATCGCTTACTGCTATGCGTTAGGTATCCCCAACTTCTCTTATGCGGTGATGCACCCCGATGGTGTGGGCCGTATGGACTTTGAACGTGGACAGCAGCATTTCGACTGGCTGCGTAAAAAGGTTTCGGCGCTTTGCCGACTGTTAGAAAATCAGACGGGTGCATACCCGTTAGGTGACAACGGTTGGTGGTGTTCCGAAAAATGGTGCGAAAGTTTCGCACGGTGTAAAGGCGCAACACAAGGAGGCGCACAGTTATGGCATTCAAGCCAATGAGTCCGCTAGAGCGGGCAAGTATAGAAGCACAGGTCATTCTCAAAGCAGCGGTTGAACTCGCTGTCGCTGAGGTTGGCAACGAACCCGACGGTGTAGCCGTCACAATGGCAATTGAAAATGCACGCGTTTTGGCTCAGGAACTACCAAACCTCAAGAACTCTCTCGTAAGTTCGGGAGATATGGAGGTAGCGGTGGCTCCCAGTCAAGACGTAGTGGATGTTGTCGTAGAAGCATTCCCCGGAACGACTGAGGTCGCTTCGGATAAGCCCGTGTCCAAATATATAGACGACGAGCAATACGCTCTCGTCCATAAGATTTGGCTCGCAGAAAAGAGCGCAGGTATCGCTTACGCATCCAAGGACAGCATGTTCTTGGATAACCAAGCCATACGCAAACTCTTTCAGACTGGTACACGCGTATTCCCGACGGATTATTGGGCGGTGGTGCTACAGGGTAAGGAAATCCCCCAGACCAAGACAGGCAAGTGTGGACTGGGTGATTTCAAAATCAAGAAGAGCGTAAACGTCAGTTCTGACGGTGTGCCATTCTTGGGTGAAGGTGATGGTAACCATCCCCTTGCCAATAAGAGCGGGTACTTCGCTGGTCTGGTGAAGAACAGCCCGTTCAACTGGGGCGAACGCCCCGATCCCGTAGATCCTCAGGGCTGGCTGGCAAAGGCTAATGCCTGAGGAACTGTCGTTGGAGGAAGCCATAGCGCTTGTGGCCGGGGCGGAATCGGATTCGCATTCCGCCCCGGCACCCCCCTCGCATCCTCCATCGGAAATAGAGGGAATCTCTCCCGCTGACCTGCAAAGACTGTTCACTCCTAAGAAGGAACAGGTGCGTCGTATGCGCCACGACCTTCGTTCGGGGAACGAATGGTCGTTGGGAATACGGACGTTTGATGACGCCACCTTGGGTGGCGCGCGTGGTGGTC